GCGGGTTCCGGTTCCCGTCTGGTAAATTTTGACGAAGAAACGGCAGAGTATTCAGCCACTCAGTTTAAGGATGTCTGGAAAGAGATTCAAATAGGATAAAAATTATGGGCTGTTTGTCTTCGCTGGTTCTGCTTCAGCGTTCGGTTTGAACAATACGAATTACGATAATACGAATTCGAATGCAGGTTCCAGTTCCCAACTGGTAATTAAAAAGACAAAGGCCTTACTTCTTAGTAAAAAACGACTAATCTTTCAACTGGTATTAGTATCCAACGAGAAAGTTCCAATTTTGAAAGCCAGGCATATGAAAAGGATAACTGATTTATTTGACAAGGTAGTCACAAAAGATAATTTAATTCTTGCATACCAGAAAGCCCGGAAAGGTAAATCCGGGCAATATGGGGTGAAGATTTTCGAGAAAAATGTTGAGCGAAACATTAATCAATTGTACGACGAATTGATATCCGGAATTTATAAGACTTCTGAATACAGTGTCTTTAAAATTTACGAACCAAAGGAACGGGAAATTTTCAGACTTCCGTTTCGAGATCGGGTAGTACATCATGCTATCATGAATATTTTAGAACCTGTATGGGTTTCAGTCTTCATTTCGCACAGTTATGCATGCATCAAAGGGAAAGGTATTCATGCTGTTTTAAATGATTTAAAACGAGATTTAACCGATATCGAAAATACTACCTATTGTTTAAAACTTGATATTAAGAAGTTCTACCCGAATATTGATCATGAAATACTGAAGTGTATTATCAGAAAAAAGATAAAGGATATTCGACTTTTAAAACTGCTTGATGATATTATTGATAGTGCGCCTGGTGTTCCGATCGGTAATTATCTGAGTCAATTTTTAGCTAATCTTTATTTAAGTTATTTTGATCACCATATGAAGGAAATAAAGAAAGTGAAGTGCTATTACCGGTACGCAGATGATATTGTAATACTGGCACCGGATAAGCCTTATTTGCATTCTTTATTGGGTAACATTGATTATTATCTGACTAATCAATTAAAATTACAATTAAAGGGAAATTATCAGATATTCCCAGTTGAAGTTCGTGGTATTGATTTCGTTGGATATGTATTTAGACATACGCATATCTTGATGCGTAAATCAATTAAAGTCCGGTTCTGTCGGAAAGCTGCAAAACTAAACAAGAAGGAACTGGATCCAAAACAATATAAAATGCAGATTGCACCCCACTTAGGATGGGCAAAACATTGTAATTCTAAACACTTACAAAAAAAGATACTTAAACATGAAGAAATTTTCTGATTTAGGAATAAAACCTGATGAAAAAAACATATTCCCGGTACAACAAATATCAATCACAGATGTCACAAATTGCGAAATAGAAGTTCTTGATTTTTCACCAGATGTGAAAACAAAATTCGGTGAAGGAAGGTATGTTGTCAGAATAAAATATGAGAATATAGAACGTAAATTCTTTACCAATGCGCAACCAATTAAAGATGCATTAGATAAAGTAAATAAGTCTGATTTTCCATTTACAACTACAATTAAGCCTCAAAAATACGGAACTGGAAATAATAGAACGTATCAATTTACTTGAAAAACACATCATGACACAAATATCAGAAGATATAAAAAATAAAGTTAAAGACCGTGCCGATATCGTTGAAGTAATTGGCCGCTCAATAACTCTCAAAAAACACGGTAGGAATCACATTGGTATCTGTCCGTTTCACAGCGATAAGGCGCCATCCCTCACCGTTTCGCCACAGAAGGGAATATATACGTGCTTTGCCTGTGGTGCTCATGGTGACGTGATAAACTTTGTAAAGGAGAATGAACATCTTTCGTATGTAGAAGCCGTTAAGTCACTGGCCAATCAATATCATATCGAATTACCGGTTATACCTCAGACTGCAGAAGAAATTGCCAAAGAAAAGCAACGCGAATCAATATACCTGGTACTGCAGGAAAGCAATACCCAATTTGCAACGAACCTAACTGCATTTAAGGCCGCTGATGACTATGTACGTACCGAACGACAGATCAGTGACGAAACCCGCAAACTGTATCAAATCGGGTATGCACTGACAGATAATCAAATAACCCGCGAATTTCCAAAAAGGAGTTTCAGCATGGATCTGTTACTCGCTTCAGGAATGTCGGCCATATCAGACGAAAAGAAATTCCAGTACGATGTATTTCGTCAACGTATCACATTTCCATACCTGGACAATTACGGCCGGCCGGTAGGATTCACCGGAAGAATAACAGATAATACGGCCAAAGCTGCCAAATACCTGAATTCAGGTGATACATTGGTATTTAATAAAGGTCAGGTACTTTTTGGATTGTTCCAGGCAAAGGAATCCATTTCAAAAATGAATAAGGTTTATTTGCTCGAAGGTCAGTTTGATGTGGTATCGGTTGCACAGCGTGGAGTACGCAACGTCATTGCCGGATCAGGAACCGCGCTTACCGATGCACAGGCACGACTGTTGAAACGATTTACCAATACCGTGGTAATGATGTACGATCCGGACAGTGCAGGACTGAAAGCCAGTATTGCCAACGCCAAAACATTACTGGCTCATGGGTTTGATGTAAAGGCTATTCTGTTACCCGATGGAAAGGATCCGGATGATTTTGCAAAGGCTACAATTGATCAGGACTTAAATATATTACTCACCAACCGTGAACTTGATTTTATCGAATATTTTTTCGAAGCAAAGAAAGTAGCTTCAGCTTCAGACTTTGAAAATACCCAGTTGCTGGATCTGATATGTGAATGTATTTCGGTGGTGCCTGATAAATACCTGCGTGATAAATATGCCGGAAGGTTGGCCACAACGTTTGAAACAACCCCGCTGATCATTAAAGAACGCATTAAACCAACCAAAGAACTAAAGGTTGACAAATGGAAACACGGGTTCTATGGAATTGAGGATGCACTTGAATTAATGGAATCGGATGATGACCAGGAATGCAGCATAGTATTCGATCAGAAAGACTTTATCAATGATTTTTCTGAAACTCCAATGGTTTTGGTGGTTGGTACACCTACTCTGATTGATGTACAGTCGCTACGGTCAAAGATCAGCAAACTCACAGTAAAAGAGTTTAAAGGACTGGCACCAAATGAAGATTGTGGAGATACAAAGCCCCTTGTTATATTGAAAAATATGCATAAAAACGGCTTCGATATTTCAGTGGATTACATAATTAAGGATGTACAGACATTAAAAAGCTTTTGTGATTATTATACCGATCAATACAGTTCCATATTAGCAGACACATTTGACGGTTCAAAGAAAGGTGAAATCATTGGCCGTTGTGCTGAAGTGATATCGGATATCGAAGCCACGGTCCGCGTAGTGATGATTGACGAATACGCCAAAAAGCTTGGTCTGAAAGTAACTGCCCTGGATAAAGTGTTGAAACCATTTTTAGCAAAGAGGAAAGATAAGACTTTATTGGATAATCAACGTCTTGGAGCGATGAATGATGCATTAAATGTTGATGCTGAAATAGTCCCTGATTATGTTCAAAATGATAAGGTATTATCCTATAATTGTACCCGATGGGGGTTTTATCCGTTGGCCGATAAGGGAGGAAGATTTTGTTCGTATATGTTCCGTAACAATGCTGGTGGTAGTTTTTCATCCGTTTCCGATTGTTACATTAAACCATTGCTTCACGTTTACGATAATGAAAATGATAATGCCAATAATAAACGGGTAATTCAACTTTGTCACCTGGATCCAAAGCTCGATCGATATGTAGAATTAAAATCAAACGTATTTACTTTATTAGCTAAAATGCATGAGACTTTGGTAAATGAAGGGTCTTATAATTTTTGGGGAAATAAGGAACAGTTTAGTCGTATTTGGGTTACCATGAGTTATGGATTTCGTAAATGCCGGGCTATACGAACTTTCGGACAGAACCCGAAAGGTTTCTTTGCCTTTGGAAATGCGATATATCATAAAGTGGATAATGAATATAAAATTGAACCGGTAGACGAACTGGGACTTGTAAGCCATAATGAAGAGAATTATTATTCACCTGTTTTTTCAAAAATACGTATTTCAGAGGAAGGTGAAAACACAACATTTAATCAGGCACGTAACCTGGTGTATCGGGATATTCCTTTTGAAAAGCAAATTAGTTTCGAAGATTGGAGCGGACTTATGAACCGAGTTTATAATATTGGTGACAATGGCAAATGGGCCATATTATTCGCTATTACGTGCGCTTTCCGTGATTATATCTTTGAAATGAGGCGTTACTTCACAGCCTTGTTTTTTATCGGTCCTACCAGCTCAGGTAAGAGCCAGATAGCCGAAAGTATCCGTAACCTGTACATGGTTGATACCACCCCTGCATTTAACCTGAACATTGGTTCAGATGCCGGATTCTCTATGATACTTGAATCTATCCGCAATGTTCCGGTGGTGATGGAAGAATACAACGATCGTGATATTTCCAAATCAAAGTTTCAGGGATTGAAAGCAGCAACCCTGGACGGTGAAGGTCGTATCAAGGTAAAAGATGTGAATTCTAAACAACTGGACAGCTCGGCAATAAATGCCAGTATTATACTATTAGGACAGGAAGCGGCTCAACAGGATGATGGCGCATTATCGAACCGCTGTATTATGTGCGATGTACCTCACCGTGCCGGTGGTGATTTCACAGATGAAGATACTGAAAAATTCAATCTATTAAAGGACCATGAAAAGACCGGTCTTTCGAATATATTGCTTCAGGTACTTGAATTAAGACCTTTATTTGAAAAAAAGTACCTGACTATACTGAGTGAAGAAACAAAGAAACTAAAGGACTCAGTAAGGATATCAGTAACTAATACAGAAGGTATGACTCGTATTATCAATGCATGTGCACTAATGACTTCTACATGCAGGTTAATTGAAGAAAACGCACCGCACATGAAACTTCCATTCTCCTACCTGGAATTCGTTCCAATAGCCGAAAAAAAGGTATTAAACCAACTGGAACGTATATCCAGCACAAACAAACTATCTACCTATTTTCAGACCATATCCACGCTGATCACGCACAACAAAATAAAAATAGGACGTGAAATTAAGATTAATTCGTCAGTCAGAGTAACCCGGATGTTGAGTTCGAAGAAAATGGAAGAAGTAGATCTCCCAATGGATACAAAAGTACTATATGTCTCATTTGAATCAGTATATTCACTTTATTCGTCCACAATTGGGCGCGATGAAAGTTTATCCCGCCAGTCGCTTAAATCATACTTCGAATCGAACCAGGCATATATCGGACTTACCAACTCCTGCCGGTTTAAATGGGAAGAAGCTGAAATGGATATCAGTGGTAATGATACTACTGTGGCCGCTGATGGTGAATCGGTGAACGTCAGCAATTATGCCAGGATGAAAATGAAACCAAAAAGCAGTATCACATCTGCCTATATGTTCAACTACAACATTTTGAAAAGTTTGATCGATATCGATTTTGAACGGAATGTGGAAGTAAATGAAAAAGGGGAGAAGGTTCCGGAGGGGAATGATATACCGTTTTGATACCCCTAACCCCTAAAGGGGAATTAAATTAGTATCGGATATTTAAATCAATTATAAATAATTAAATCAATCAATGTTATGAGAAAAAAAGAAAGTTGGATGTTTAAGGGTGCAATTTGCCTGGCATTGGGTAAAAAAGGTATTATTTCAAAAATGGAAGAAAATAACCTGAATGGTATTGACTATGTATATTATATATACGTGAAATTGGAAGGTGAAAAGAATGCGAGAACTTATCATCCAGCGGATATTGCTGAATTAATAGTTTAAATACATGAAAACGGAATTAGAAATACAGGCGCAATTGAATTTAATCAATGACCTTATAAACATGGGCGGACATATTACAATCAGACATTTAAAGGCAAGAAAAATAAACTTAGTCAATGATTTAGCAAGAAAAATTAAAGTTATACCAAATACAAATAATTAAATCAATCAAAATGAAGAAAAAAACTAAAGTATTATCGAGGTCAATCTTTCCGGCACGTTTACCCGTATGGCCCACATTGTATTGCTTTTTAGCCGTTGATTACTACAATGCACCCGAATGGATTGAAGGTGCAGTTGGACTGCTTATTTTACTTATCTGGATTACATCTCTTATTAAGATGTTCAATGACGAGCAAGTGGATATATTCGAAGAGAAAGAAAAAACAATTGAGCCATGAAAACTTTAACAGTAAAACAACCATGGGCGTGGCTTATATGTTCAGGAGTAAAAAATATTGAGAATAGAACTTGGTTATGTCCGAAAAAATATATTGGACAACGGATATTAATCCATGCAAGTGCTAAACAAATGAAGATACCTGGACTGTTAAATTACGCACAACAGGAACATCTAATTTTAAAACTTCCTGATAAGATGCCTATTCAGGATAATTTAATCAATGGTGCTATTATAGGTTCAGTTCTAATAGTTGATTGTATGATTAATAATTCAAGTGTATGGGCTGAAAGACATTTATTACCTTTTAAACCTTATAATTGGGTTCTTTCAAATCCTATTTTATTCAAAGAACCGATACTGAATGTAAAAGGTAAATTGAGCTTCTGGGATTATCCAATGACTGAAGAAGAATATTCAAAACTATCAAAACAATAGATCATGGAAAAATTCTCAATCATTATCCCAACCATGTGGAAAAGCCCACTTATTTACAATATGCTGAAACTATATGTTGAATGCACATTTGTTGAAGAAATTATCATTATCAATAATGGTGGTACTCCAGTTTGGGCATTAATTATCAGATCACCTAAAATAAGGATAGCCCATATGACTAAAAATAGTTATGTTAATGCAGCATGGAATTTAGGTGCTAACTATGCACGCGCTACCGTTATACTTGCCAACGATGATATCGATATTTCATACAGCAGGTTATATTCCATTTTGTTTGCCGTATCCATACGTAACGATTATGACTTGGTAGGTGCTACTATTAATAATTTGAGTGAAAACAAAACGGCACTGACTACCTGGGATAAAAGCAAAGGTTTTCCCCGCAAATCATTCGGATGCTTTATGGTATGCCGGAAGTACGTACCCATACCGGAAGAAATGAAGATCCTTTGTGGTGATAACTGGTTATTTGATCACGCGGCCACAGTGGGTATCATTGGTGCCGGTTATATTGATACTCCGATATCAGTAACCATTAAATCAGATCCGGAGTTCACAGAGATCGGGAAAAGGGATAAAGAAATTTACAAACGAATAAAAACAACCCCTAACCCCTAAAGGGGGATAAGATCCGATACTAATCAAAAGCCTGCTATTCTGCAGGCTTTTCTTATATACGATAGTTGTGAAGTCGGTACTATTCATTTCTTACTCCCCTTTAGGGGTTGGGGGTTATTTCTTTCTCCACTCTTACTCCCCTTTAGGGGAGGGGGTAGTTTTATATTTCATTAAGGTTTGAAATCCCCCGCACCCCCTAATTTTTTAAGAATAACAAATAAATAATACTTGAAAAATAAAAATAAAAACACCGACCTACAGACATACAGACCTACAATAATAATATTTTTCAATAAAATAATATATATATAAGGGTGGTAATCATTGTTTTGTGTGTTTTTCGTGTATGCTTTTTTTGTAGGTCGGTGTAGGTCTGAGATTTTGTTTTGTAGGTCGCTGTAGGTCGGGTGTTTTTAGGTGTGTAGGTCGTAAAATAGTTAAATATGACGTTTGTAGGTCGAAAACGGTGTTTGTAGGTCGGTGTTTTAACTGCATTCATTAGGTTATGTTATTTATATTTAGTAATTTAGCTGCCAAAAACAAAATGTTGTAGGTCTGTAGGTCTGTAGGTCGGAAAATTCGTGCACCTGTAGGAGTGAAAATATTTTTTTCTTGTCTGAATGTATTAATTTGTTAATCTATTTTTTATGGAAAACCCAATTTTTGAGAGTCAACCTGTCATTATCCTTGATTTACGTCCTAATCTGCATGACTTCATGATTTATGAATTTGGTGAAGATGAGTGCGAACGTATTAAATTGAATAAACGCAATGAAATTGGCATGTTTATCGACAGTATGTGGTCCATTAGTGATATGCCGGTAAAGCAAAAGTGTGTTAACCCGGTGAAGTTGATCCTGCCTATTAACCACGATACGCATTATGTGGTGAAATATAACTTTATTTTTTTCTCACAATGGAAATCGAACCAGATCAATGATTACATAGAATCGTTTTTCAGACTCCGGGTACGTGAGTTCTTCCAGACAGGATATGAAAAAGGATATTGCCAAAAGTTCATCATTGAGGGAATATTGGCAAGCATGAATATAAAGAAAAATCAGTTTACATTCGATATGATCAAGCAAATGGATTACCGTAACAGGCGTAATACCATTAAACGTGTAGTGTCGGACATTCAAAACGCTATTATACAGTAAATTAAAAAACATTTAACTCCAAAAGCAATAAAACGTGTATTTAGAGTTAAACCACTAACTAACCGTGCACTAATAAATTAACAATATGGAAATAAAACGTAATTCAGACAAGCGTTCGGACATATCAGAATTATATTTCTCCGAACTTAACAATATATCGTTCGTTGATTATCCGGGTATACATTGTCAATGTTCCGGAGTATTTGAACGGATAAAGTTCACTACGGTTGCATTTCAGGAAGAAGATCCCGAAAATGGTGGATCAATTAACCAGGAACTTTCCATCGTTATCCGCGGACAAAACAAACAAATAGATGATCAGGTGTTGGATGTAACCGGAAAATTCCTGATATTAAAAGCTGTTTATTCGAACGGTGACGTAAAAATAATAGGCACGCCCGACAATCCTGTTGTATTAACTTCATTGAAAAGCGAAAAGCCAGCCATGACAACACTGACTTCAACCCGTACTTCTGCCGAAAAAGCCAAATACCTGACTGTTTAAAAAGTCCTTTCATACGGCTATATTTCTACTTAAAATTGTACTATCAATAATAGTATAGAAGAAATATGAAAAATAGTAGCTTACTTAATGCCGTTATACGTGGAAAATGGTTTATTCTGAATAGATCAATTGATTCTCAGCTGGGCATTGTTGACAAATTATTGGAACGTCAATATACCGACGATAAATTTTCCACTATTCTATCCGAACGCGAAAAGATTCAACTATCCATTGCCGGTACTTCAACCAAAATGAGTTCCGGTGATTCTTCTTTCGATAATGTACCAAAAGACAGTACCGCTATTTTCTGTATTTCAGGCACAATGCTGAAATATGGTTCATATTGCAGTTATGGCACCATGGAAGTGGCCGATGCCATTCGAGAAGCTGTTGACTCCGGTAAATTCACATCACTTATATATGATATTGACTCAGGTGGTGGATCGGTGGATGCTATTGCTCCATTGATCGACGTTACCAAATATGCACAATCCAAAGGAATAGCTGTTATTGCCCTGGTTGATCTTTGCGCTTCGGCCGCTTATTATTTTGCATGCCAGTGTGATGAAATCATTGCCGGGAATTCTATATCTGCTGAAATAGGTAGTATTGGAGTTATGATGTCGTTCCGCACCAATAAAAAACAACTCGAAGCGGCCGGAATAGAAGATCATGTAGTTTATTCGGATGAGTCTGATTGGAAGAATAAACCATTTATGAATGCCGTGGATGCATTACCAACTCCCGAAACAAGGTATGATTTATTGAAGTCAGAAGAATTGAACCCGCTGGCCATTGGATTTAAGGAAACAGTAAAATCATTACGACCAAATTTGAACCTTGATATTGAAGGAATCATATCCGGACGTATGTTTTTTGCTCAACAGGCAAAAGAATACGGATTGATTGATCATGTAGGTGATATGAATATGGCTATTTCACATGCAAAGAGTATCAGAAATAAAAATATAGCAAACAGTTTTATTAATCAATAAAAAAACAACAATTATGTTTAAACAAGCACTTGCCATGGCTCTGGCTTTTCTTGGTTTTACCTCCGTACCAAAAGGAGCGGACGGTAAGGCAGGTTTTTCAGCAGATGATGAGCAAAAAATTACTGCTGAATGGGGACCGTTATTTCTCCAAAAATTGAAATCAGGTATAGCCGCTGAACAAGCGGCTGGTATTGATCTTACAGTTACCAATCCGGAAATATTCGCATTACAGGGTCAACTGGCTACAATGAAAACTCAGTTTGATGCTGCTTTGGCTGCAAAAACCAAACTTGAAGGTGAAAAATTGGTATTGGAAGCTGAAAAAGCAAAATTGGAAAAAACTCCGGAAGATGACAAAACAGAAGTTATTGACATGAGCGCAGGTAAAAAAGCAATCGCATTCAAGCCTAACATGGCTTATCAGCACAACAAAGTGGTTGCTGACTATTTCCGTACCGGTACCATGCAATACAGTGGTGACGAAACCATTGATACTGCTGAACTTCAAACTGAATTTGGTAAATACATTTCAGGTCAAAAACTTGATGTGTTTCGTCAGTTGAACCTTGGTTTGACCATTACCGATTACATGACTACCGTTTTGACTGACAAAACCGAATGGCGTGCCACTGAAGCAATTCAAACGAGCGTACTTCAACAGTTTACTCCAAAATGGACTCCTAAAGGTTCTGCAAAATTTACCCCGATCACTATCAAGAACTTCAAATTGAAAGTGAACGTTGCTATTACTCCTGCAAATATCGTTGACCAGTATATTGGTTACCTGTATGATGAAAATATGACACCGGATCAAATGCCGATTGTTGCGTTTATCACCAATACGTTGGTATTACCTAAACTGTTGGAAGATTTAGAACTGGCTATGTCTACAGGTAAGTTCGTTGAACGTACCCAGACTCAGGATGGTGCTGAAGGTTCGGCCGCTGAAGAATCAATGGACGGTGTATTAACCATTTTGGATGAACTTCAACAAAAAGTTGGAAACCGTTCAACCTGGTTGCTGAATGGTGTTACGTTGACAGATGCAAATATTCTGGCAAGTTTTGATACTGTAGTGGATAATATCCCTTACAAATACAAAAAAAGAGCAATCACCATTCATGCTGATCCTGATTTGATCGTTATGTATGGCCGCGCTTACCGTGCTAAATATCCAACGACTAAAAACGTGGATGGTGAAATGATGAAACTCGACTTTAGCAAATTGACCTTTGCTCCTGTTGATGGATTTCAGGGAACAAAAGCATTCGTAATCACTCCGAAAGAAAACTTCATTCACCTGCAATCACGTAATGTTAGTGAAGCCAAAGTATTCATTCAGATTCAGAACTACGACGTGAAAGTGTTCATGGAATTTTGGAAAGGTTGTGGTTTTGCCATGGAAGAAGCAATTTTCGCTTATGTACCTGCTACGTATGTACCGGGCGAAACAGTATTGGATGATTCTCCGGGTAACGGATTGTAATCAATCAATAATCATTCAGTTACCGTTCTCAGCACGGTAACTGAATGTATTTGATTTCTAACTAAAAAATAGTTTTATCTTTAAAAATATAAATATTATGTCATATACACTTGTATCTGTCAAAAAGAAAAGTCCTAATGCCGGTCGTCCGGTTGGTAAAGGTGCGTATATACTCCTTTACAAACAGGATGATATCGCAACTTGCATCCGTGACGAAAAAGGTGTGAAAGTGATTGACTTTTCATTCCTGGCATTGAAAAAGCCAATTGGAATTTATCATACTGCTTCCACTCAAAATGTATTCCAGACTTCAACCGGTGATGATGATGCCCGCGGACATATTCACAACGTAGATTTTGAAGTGCCTGGTACTGATTTGGAGTTTGATGAATTCGTAGAAAACAACCTGAATGAAGATTTAGGTGCTATCTCTATCCCATGCGAAGGTAACGATTGTAAGATTGCCGGAACAAAAGGGAATCCGTTGAAATTTACCCAGGACAATACCGAAGATTCTTCGAAGAAAAGAGGTCACTCTATTCAGTTGAAGAGTTTGATACCGGGATCTGTTCTTGGTCATATTTCAAAAGCTGCTATTCCATTAACTGACGACCTTGCCATTAACGCTATTTTGGGGTTAACGGGGACTGGAAGTGAAGGAGCGGGATTATAGACCCCTAACCCCTAAAGGGGGATAAGAAAAGAAAGAAAAACCCGAATAGCGATATTCGGGTTTTTTATTTTCCCCCTTTAGGGGTTAGGGGTTCTTTTTTGTCCTTTGTAGAATCGTTTTGCAATTGCAAATTTGTATACTTATTTATAAAACGAAATTTTAAACATTTAAACCATGTAAATCATGAAGAAAGTCAAGAAAGAAATAACTCCGGAAGACCAAAATACTCCGGATATTACGAAACCTGTTATTGAACTGATACCAAAAACAACTGCAGAAGAATTTGAAGCGGATATAATGCAAAAACCTGAGATCCTTTCTAAGCCAAAACTTACCGTTTGTATTCCTTACCTGAAGTCGGATGCCCAGGGGAATGAATTGCTTTTTGCTGTCAGGTCCCTGCAGAAGAATTTGCGGGAAGATTTTCAACTGGTGGTGATCGGTGACAGTGAAGAATGGTTCTCGGATGAAGTAATTCATATCCCTGCACATAAATTTTCAGACAATCCGCAAATCGATACACTCGAAAAGCTGAAGCTGGCCATTGCCGACGAACGGGTAAGTGATTGCTTTATTTGGAGCAATGATGATATCTACCTGGTATCACCGGTTATGCTGGCCGATATTCAGATATTAACGGCTCATGGAAAGTTGAAACATATTGACGGAACGAACAAACACTATGAAATTAACCGGAATGATACGATTACGGCTATTAATTTATTTGGTAATGGTATTTGTCCGATTCATAATTATGACACTCATACGCCTATTTGTTACGAAAAGGAAAAGTTAGTTGAATTATTTGAAGAAATACCTTCTTTAAATGACGAGGGATTGCTTCTTCCTTCCATTTATTTCAATCTTATTTATGGTGATCATATTCCACAACAAATCGACAACATCAACGGTCATTACTTACTTCGGGTAGTATCACCAAAACCAAATCGTGATGATTTTATTCGGTTTGTAAACGGTAAAAAGTTTTTGAACAATTCCGAAACTGGTTATTCTGATTTGCTGATTGAATTTTTGGAAACAAAATTTTCTGAACCTTCACGCTTTGAAAATTGATTTACACAGATTAAAGAAAAATTTACACAGATAAGATAATTTACTATTTATTCATTTACTATTTACTATTTAAAACATGAAAGAAATAACATTTAGTGAAGCTTTAGAAGCTGTAAAAAAAGGGAAATTAATTGCCCGTAAAGGTTGGAATGGGAAAAAGATGTTTGTATTTATGCGTCCAGCTGATGAGTTACATATTGACATGGTAGTCAATAAAGTGAAATCATTGCCACAAAGTGTAAAGGATTATTACGCACAGGATGGGATAGATGTAACAAATCCGGCAGATACAGTTAAGTTTACTGCTTACCTGTGTATGAAAGCTGCTGACGGTACCGTTGTGAATGGATGGTTAGCATCTCAGACTGATATGTTGGCTGAAGATTGGGTTATTCTTAATTAAGGAATGAAACAAGTAGTTCAAAATTGGTTACAATCGGGATGTATTCCTGAAGATGGTATTAGGTTGCTGGAAAAATATTCCGGCAACCTGTTACTCATTCGGTTGATTAAGAGTAATCCGGTAAAAAATATCAGGTTGTTGACAGATTCACTTTGTAAGTTAGCAGGAATCAACTACCTACTACCTACTACCAATTACCGACTACCGACTACCTACTCAAAACCTCCTAAACAAACGACATTCAGAGATGAATTTCCTTTCCTATCCACTCCCGATTGCCCGTTTGAACTAAAAGCCCTGGTTACCGATAAGTTTTCAAGTTTCTACCGGTACCGGACATTGCATTCTGAGTTATCCGGATGCACCACGCTGGAGCAATGTGCTGCCACTGCAGGTGAACTGATATCCAGTTATCGTGAAAACCGTGCCATCTATGCCGAATTAAACTACTATAAGCAACATCACTCTATCCTTGGAAAACACCCGATATTCAAACATTTCAATCATCTAAAGGATTTGAAAGCCATGAATATACGTGAACTTATCGAGAAAGAAAGAAAGTTACTGCATAATATATGGCGCATTGAAACCGAAATAGCAAAAGGGGATAAGCCGGCATTATTGGCCGATAGGAAACAACGGTTGGAATTAAAGCAGAATGAACTGGCAGAAGTACGCAGACTATTGAATTAAAGAACCCCTAACCCCTAAAGGGGGATAAGAAAATACAGAAACATGGATACAATAACCGAATTAGTTACATGGAATGAAGATAATGAACCTGAATGGATGAAACTCATTTTTTGGGATCAGTACGAAAAGTTGGCGGCCATTGGGTATACTCCCGAGAAGATTGCCATGTTCTATAAGATTGATAAACTTGAATTCATGTACTATTATATGCTTATTGACAGTAAATTAAAATACCATTACGATTTTGGAATATTGCATCATGAAGCCATGGAAGGTATCGGTATGGTAAGCGATGCCCCGAATAATGCCACCCAGGCACAACGCCTGGATAAACTCCGTGAGACGGTGAAGTTTCGAAACGCGTTAGATCAGATCATGTATGGCGGCATTTAATACATCTCACTTCGATACCCTGCAGGATTATATTCAGTCAGGCTCAAAAGAAACGCTGTCAGACGACGAACAGAAGTATCTGGACGTATTGCACCTGTTGAACACGTTGAACCGTAAATACGGCAAAGAAAACGCTATTGCATTCATTCAGCATCCACCTATCAACATACCATACCGAAAAGCCCGCGAGATGTTCGACGAATGCATTAACCTGTTCTATTCGTATGATAACGTTGAACCCCAGGCACACCGTAATGCCATGTACGAAGATATCCGTGCTGCTGCAAATGTGGTGAAGCTGACGGCTAAAAGTTCAAAGGATATGGAGGTTTATGGAGATCTTATGACAAAAGCATTTAAAATCAAAGGTCTTGATACTCCAGAACCTGCCCGCATACCGGAAGGATTGTATAAAAAGCCTATCAAAATCTATTCACTCAATCCCGGATCCATTGGGTTACCATCTGTGGACCGTAAAGAACTGGGTGATCAGATTGATAACCTGGGGATATCCGAACGCGAAAAGAACCGTATCCGCATGGAAGCCGGTGTAAATAAAGTAAACTTCTTAGAACTATTCGATGAGCAAGAAAACAAGGTTGAATCTCAATCGTGATGATGTAGAAGTACGTTATTCCAACTGGCTGGCACAACTGTTTGCCATTATCATGCCCAATCAGGTGGCGTTGTTGTTAGGCCGTGCATCTACCAAAACTACCAACTTTGCCGTTGAGAGATTACAGGAAGCTGTATACGATTGCCCGGGTGCACCGTTCGCCTGGGCAAGTGATACGTATGCGAACCTCCATAAAAACGTTATTCCATCCCTGCAGGAAGGTTTGCGGCTTCACGGGTGGGAGGAAGGTGTACATTATGTGATTAATTGCGAACCACCAAAGGAATGGCGTGATAAGATGTACAACATCATGTCCAACTGGAAGAATACTATGGTATTTTTTACCGGATTCAACCTGACATTTGTTTCACTCGATAGGCCAGCCATTGGTGCCGGTCGTTCGTATGTCGGGATATTCGGTGATGAAGTGAAATACTTTCCTGAAGTGCGTATTGCCAACCTGTTAAAAGCAGTACGTGGATATCGTGCTAAATACGGTGAATCGCCTTTTTACCGTTCGCAGACATTTACATCGGATATGCCCGATCCGAATAATATCGGTGAATATGACTGGATGCTAAAGATGGTCCAGAAAAACGATAAAAAGAAGTTGCTGCAGCTTATCCGTGTCGGATTTGTATATAATGAAACAAAAATTGAATATGCAGCCATCCTGGAGACAAAGAATGCCCGAAAAATAGAACTGGCCGAAAAAAATATGCAACGATGGGAAGCGCGTTGGATAAAGTGCCGGAAAGATGTATCGTTATTCTGGATTGCCAGTTCGTATATAAACGTTGATATCCTTTCCATAGATTGGTTTAGTGATGAGTTTGAAGTGGGTTTAGAGGGCGTATTGTCCGCTATTCTGTGTATTATTCCTATACTAAGTGCTGCATCCCGTTTTTACAGCAACTTATCCGAAAAGCATTTTTACAATGATGGAAACGATTATAAGTACCTTGATTCACTACCATTCGGACAGGAACCCGATTGCCGTATACTGAAGTACCTGGATACGAACCGTGCCATTGAGGGTGGGTTGGATATCGGTAATACGTTATGGCTGGTATTCGGGCAGCAAACAGGCATGAAGTATCGCATACTTAAAGAGATGTACACATTGCCCCCTCAATACATCAGGCAGATAGCCGATGAGTTCATACGCTTCTATAAGCCACATAAGGTGAAGCAACTCAAACTGTATTACGACAGGGCAGCCAACAACTACAGCAAGATAGGGCAGGACGTAGCCAGTCAGATCAAGAAGGCAATAGAACGTGATGAAGATGGTAAGAGCACAGGATGGACAGTATTGCTGTTATCACTCAGTCAGGGTAACATATACAGCAATGCTGAGTATAACTTCATGATGGAACTGATGAGTGGCAGTAATAAGAAGTTGCCCATGCTTATGATCGATCGTACTAACTGCCCATGCCTGAAGGCACAGTTGGAGCGTACACCTGCTAAGATAGCCACAGGACCCAAAGGCAACGGCTTAGTAGTAAAAGAAAAGAAAGGCGATGGACTACCAGCACATCGCCTACCCCGTGAGAGTACCAACTTCACTGATGCATTCAAGTACCTGATGTGTCGTAAACAGTTCATGCAACATGTAAGTCCTAAGGGATCAGGAGGTGCACTAAGTCCTAAGTAGGTAGTAGGTAGTAGGTAGTAGGTAGTAGGTAGTAGGTAGTAGGTAGTAGGTAGTAGGTAGTAGGTAGTAGGTAGTAGGTAGTAGGTAGTAGGTAGTAAGAACGCAATCATAAACTATCGACTACAACTGTATACTATAATTACATACTACTTACTGATAACTACATACGACATACTAAGCACTGTCTACCCACTACCTACTACCTACTACATACTAAGCACTGTCTACCCACTACCAACTACCTACTACCTACTACCTACTACCTACTAAGCACTGTCTACCTACTACCTACTACCCACTACCTACTACCTACTACCCACTACCCCATTCTCCCTCACATTTCCCCTGCCAAAAAACCGTGCAATTGCAAGGCAGGCACAGAGCGAGTCGGCCAAAAATCAGGGCGATAAAAATACATTCTTTACCCAGAGGGGGTTTGTAGTGTGAAATATAAGCCGTTAGCGCATAAAAGGTGTAACAAAATGCATAAATGTTGACCATGTCGGGTAACTTATCGACCAGTTTTGTCCTTTAATGTTTTTATTTCGATAATTATTTTTGTGTTTTCGATATAAAAAGAATTGAAAACTGTAAAATGTTGGATATGGATATTGCAACACGATATAAATTGACATGAAATGAACCTGTTTTTTAATGTAAAATATACAGAAACGAACAATATACGGCTGTTTTTCAGGTGTATAAAACGATAAAACCGCAATACGCGGGTAATTAACCAACTGTTTTACTTAAAAATTAATCGTTATGAAACAAATTTCATCTATCTGTTTGATGCGACTGACTAACGGTGAGCATCATCAATTTCATTCTGTGATTATCGACGCACTGAATCGTACGTCTGTACTTATGTCCAATTCGGATATGTTTGGAGTAGTATCACGCTATTCTGAGAATCTGCAACTGCAGGAAGCGGCAATGGGTAAAACCCGTGGAAGTGACCGTACTCTGGAAGTAGTTCAGGCTAACAGGCAACGCAACCAGCTCGATGCCAGTTTTCGTCTGAAGGTAAAATCGGCCATGCTCGAAATGGATCCGCTTGTTCGCGAAGCCGGTACACGGATTATGTTCATATTAAACAAGTACGGAGACGTAAAGCAACTGTCGTATGACAAAAAAAGCAGCATGATGACAGTACGTAACAACGAAATATCTGAAACACTGAAAGCTGATCTGAAAACCATTGGCGGTGAAGCGTTATTCTCAGACATTGCACGGTGTAACGCTGAGTTTACCATGAGCCTGTCTGCCCGTGGTGCCGAAAAAGTAAATGCCATACAGCAAAAGAAGGTAACGGAAACACGCCTGGCGCTTGATACCGATTACCGCGAACTGGTATTGAACATTAATGCCTATGCCGTATTTAATACCTTGCACGAATACGATGCCATTATTGACCAGGTGAATTATCAGATCACTTATTTCAGACAACTGGTATCAAACCGGATGGCACGACTGGCCGCTGAGAAAAAGAAAGAACCCCTGATCCCTAAAGAGGAATAAGAAAAGAAACCCGATGCTGATAGTATCGGGTTTTTTATGTTAAATATTATATATATCTTTGCAACATGTATCAACTCAAGCAACGTTTGAAATACTATCAATTGATAGGACTTGCAATCATCATTCTTGCAGGGATCATTTATGCTGCAAATTATATTATAAACTATATTATCAACCTTTTAAATTAAATTGTTATGAAAAAAATCATGGTGTTGGCTATAATGGCCGTGTTATTATCTTCTTGTACAGTTGTTCCAAAATATTTAATGACTTCTTATACTTTTGATTATTCAAAATATTTAGAAAAAAATTTCTTTATTACCGAATCAAATTCAGTAAGCTTTGATTATAAACCTGTAGGAAGTATCAATGTTATGTCTACATCCGGTAGTATTGATAAAGATCCGGAAAAAGTATACTTGTATTATGATCCAACTACTTATAAAGAAGCAAAATTAGAAGATGTTTTTAAAGAACTTTATAAAGAAGCTATAAGTGCTGGAGCTAACGGTGTAATAAATGTAAAAATATCATATTCAGGAACATTTTTAATAAATAATATAGTATATCCGAATAGTTGTATAGTGAGTGGAATGCTCATATTAAAATAATTTAAAAATAATCTCATTTTCGTATTGTCAATTCAAAAACTATTCTGATATTTGCAACGCAAAACCATTAAACGAGTAGCCCAATAAGCTGCCCATTTTTCAAAGGGCTTTTTTTATGCCAATTACCGTCAAAAGAAATTAAAGATCGACGGCTGTATTATTTCCTGTTTACTTTTGAGCTTGCTCGTGGTAATGGTTTTGCGACCTGGAAATGTACAGCCGTTTTTCTGTACTTACTAAACCCAACATGCATACAGTTGGATATTTGTATGCAAAACGCAAAACCATTACCAAATGAAAACTACTTCCATCCACAGGCCCAGTCCTGCAAAGCCTATCAAAACCGAACCTGTACAAGGTTCCGGTATCGTTGATCAAAAAAGTGCATTGTCCATTCTCCATGATTTTTACATGGAAGCGAAAAAAGAAATTAAAGGTGCTACCCGCGTATCCCTTCATTCCGAACCTGATTACTCCAGTCTTACATTCCGTGCCGATGGGTTTAACCTGCAACTTAGTTTTACTGAAGGGAGGAAAGCCGTATGACAATTATTAATGGTATGGAAGTAACTGACAAATTAGTTGATTTCCTGAAACAAATGGCACCTTACTCAGAAGGTAGTGAAAGTCATGTTGATTCGGCTATTGAATCACTTTTTGAATTGAATGATTATCTGGTTGGTGCCCTGACTGAGGTATGTAATGATGATATTATAAAAATGAGGGAACTAAGCAATTACCTTATTAACGTGAAATCACTAAAGGATGATTTGAAAGAATTGAACGGATTGTTGAAAGAATGTAGTATTAATAGGAAAGGAGATGTTGAATGAAACTTAAAATAGTAAAGGGTAAAATTACCGACGAAAAAGGGAATATTATTATTCCGGAAATTGGAAATAAAGAACATATTGACCTAGTAAATAAATATAATAAGGCATTAGAAAGCGGGATTGATATTCAATCAATATCTGCGAGTTTAAATGTTGACTGCAATTTTATATGTACATGTGGAGAATATATTTCTATAGATGAATATTCCATAGATGTATATGTTGATAACGATGGTGATGTAATGTCTTCAAGTATATTGCATGATATCATTGGAAATAAAAAAACATGTTCTGAATGTAAAACAGTTTATAGACTCTGTTTAAATAAAAACAAGAAATTATGTGCTGAAGTATGGACCGACGAAAAAGATCGTTATTATGAAGATGAATAAACATATAAGTTAAGTAATAACTAAACTTTAAAAGCCCCGAACCAAACCCGTTCGGGGCTTTTCTTTTCTTATCTCCCTTTAGGGGTTAAGGGTTCTTTTGTCCTTTTGGCTATCCCTTGTCTGTATTATTTTTGACTAACTTAAAATACATCACTATGCATGACCGGTGGGGAGTAACCGACAGACCTTCGAAACGCAATAAATTTAAAAACGAAGGGCCGTTTGAAATCGAAATTACAGGCGAAAGTACAGTAAGTAAGTACTTCCGAAGTAAGAGCGTGGAAGACCTGCAAAAATACAACTCGGCGATACAGGCGTGGGGTGAAACGGTACGTTCGGGATTGGTCAGTTCTATTGGAAGTATGGTTACGGATGATAAAAAACTGAGTTCCACGCTGAAAAATACCTACTATGCCGATAAAAAGAGTTGGAGTGGTCGACTGATTGAGATTGACCGTATCGGATTCTCATTCCGTCCGGAAGGCGTGTATATCCACATGGGAGTTGGGCGTGGATATCACCGCAGTGGGGGAGTTACAACACGTACTTCGAAAACAAATACCTTTGGCCGTCAACCTATCCTTTGGTTTAACCCGGTTATTGAGCAACATATTGCTGAACTATCGGCCATTGTGGAAGCATATGCTGATGATATTACGATTAATGCAACGAGAATATATTTAGATCAATGACACAAGAACCCCCAATCCCTAAAGGGGAGTAATATAAGACGCTATTTCCTAAATAGTAAATAGTAAATGAATAAATAGTAAATAATAATGATATGGCAGTAACTATAAAGGATTTACGGTTTTCCATCTATTTAAATAATGCCGATGCCATCAGTAAGGCAATGGCTACTCAAACGGCACTTCAAAAAGTAGGTGATGAGATGCAGCAACTTTCTAATGCAAAAAAGAAAGATACTCAGGAATATAGAGAACTAAAAAAATCTCAGGATGAATTAATTACTTCATTGGATAAACTTAAAAAGGAAACCGGATTGTACGGACTTTCCATGAAAGAACTGCAAAAACTGTATAAAACGATAAAAAATGATCGTGATCGGTTTATTGAGGGGAGTAATGAATGGAAGGAACTGGATAATGATTTAAAACCGGTAATTGCAAGAATGACCAAATTAAACGAGAAATCGGCTGAATCAGCACGCTCGTTAAATATTATGAATGGTGGTTTTCGTCAGATGATATCCGGAGCACTTGCCGGTATTGCTGCCTTATCAGGTGTATGGTTCGCGTTGAAAAAGTTTATGGACCTACGCATGCAGTTGGAAGATAGCCAGGCAAACCTTAAATCTATTACCGGATTGGATGATAAGTCGGTGGAATGGTTGACGGCTCAGGCAAAGAAACTATCCACATCATCCACGGAGGAAGGTGTTAGGATCAAAGCATCCAGCAAAGAAATTGTAGATGGGTATACCATTATAGGAAGTAAGCGGCCTGAATTGCTGAAGAATAAAGAAGCAATGGCTGAAGTGACAAAACAGGCGTTGACATTGGCGGCTACCGGTGTTCCTGTAGAAATGGCATTCGAAGTGGTTACAGCTTCCATGAATCAGTTTAACCTGGGAGCCAAAGAATCATCACGTATTATCAATGTACTTGCTGCAGGTTCTCTGGAAGGAAGTGCCGAAGCCGACAGCCTTGCCGGTTCAATGAAGAATGTGGGTACAGTGGCTATGAATAGTAATCTGACGCTGGAACAAACCGTGGCAGCCCTCGAAGTATTGGCTTCAAAACAATTGCTAGGAGAGGAAGCCGGTACAAAATTACGTGGCGCATTGCTTAAAATGAAAGAAGCGGGCGTGGGTTATGTCAGTGGATCATTCAATATGCGTGATGCCATTGACGAAGTAAACTTAAAATTAAAAGCTAAAGCTACTGCCCTGCAACGTGATGCCTATTTGCAAAAGGTATTTGGAATTGAAAATATTACGGCAGGTCAAATATTGCTGGATAATGCCGGCGAATACGACCGGTTGACAAAAGCAGTTACCGGTACCAACGTGGCTATGACTCAGGCACAAATATCAACCAATACCACATCCGTAAAACTAAAACAGGCACAAAACAACTACAACGAGGTAGGTATGGAGTTGGTGAAAAATATGCAACCGGCATTACTGGGTATTACCAATGCGGGTGTGGAAGTGCTCAAAGTATTTTCAAAACATCCTTCCCTGTTAATTACGATTGTTTCTGCAATTGGATTTCTGACAGTCGCATTTCTCGCCAATACAGTTGCCAGCATTGCCAGTACGGCTGCAACAAAAGCTCATGCATTAGCAACGGATGTTGCCAATAGTGCTACGGTACGTTTTTTTAAAACGCTATTATCCAATCCATATGTTTTAATAGGGACATTAATTGCGGGTATAATTGTTCTGATATATAAATTAACTACTGCTCAAACTGATGCTCAAAAAGCAATGAGTGATTTTAATAAAGAGTATCAAAAAGAATCTTTAGCACTTGATAATGTCTTTGAAGCCTATAAAAGAGCAAATTCAGGATCAGAAGAAAAGAAAAAACTTTTAGATTTGATAAAGGCAAAATATGGACCTTATATCCAAAACTTAATCGATGAAAAAGGGAATATTACTGATATTGAAAAAGCACAAATACAAGCTAACACAGCGCTTCGTGATAGTATCGCATTAAAAATGCAGAATGCATCAGTAAATGATTTGACTACTAAAGAAGTAGAGAAACAAGCAAAATTACTTTCAAACCTGCGTGAATATATTGCTAAAACAAAAGGGAATGAAGTTGCAAATATCATTACTGAACAGATAGGAAAATCATTTTCCCAGAATCAAACTGATTTAAAGAAAGGTTATTTGCTTGCAATGGATATTCTCAAAAAAAACGCAATACCATTACAAGGAATTACCAGTTTTTGGAAGGGAGAAACTGCTAATACAGATGTAAACGATTTATTCTATAGTTTTAAACGTATTAAGACAGGGACAGATGCTATTAAATCTCAATTTGTAGGAATAATTCAAACTGCAAAAACGGCAGCAACAATAATTGAACCTGTAAAAAATGATAAGCATGGATCAGTTAGTACAGACCCCGGAACTATTGAAACTCAAAAAAAAGAACTGGATCTGATTACTCAAACAATCGATAATGCTCATACCGACAGGCTAACTAAACTTAAAACAGCTAAAATAAAGGAGAATCAAACAGAGGTAGAGTATAATAATAAAACACTTTCCGAAGATAAAGCATATTATGATCTTAAAATTGCGGCTTTACAGAAATACAGATCGAAAGTAACGGATAAGAATTTTAAATCTGATATTGACAAACAAATCAGCGAATTAAACAATAAAAAGGCTGAATTGGATGTAAAGTATCAGGAAAAAATAAATAAAATATTGCTTGATGCCGATCCTGTAAAAAAAGAAAATTTAGAATATGATGATCGATTAAGAGAACTTGGAATTTTCAATAAGAAAAGGGAAGATCTTACCGATACCGAATTACAAGCATTAGAATTACTCGAAAAACAACACAATGATAATCTGTTCAAAATAAATGATCAGGCTAAAAAGAATAGTCTGAAACAGGCAATAGAGAAATTCGATGAAGAATACAAATCCATAAATGATAAATACAACAAAGAAATTGATTCACTGTCTAAAAAAGCTGAAGTAAGTAAGAAAACAGGTACTCCTTTTTCTAATTTGAAAAAAATAGATGCTGATCCTGAAATCATCCTGATTAATAAAAGGATTGAAGCCATAAAAAAAGAAATGTCAGCAAAAGAAAAGGCGGGATTGGATACGGCTAAGCTTAACGATGAATTAATCAAAAATGAAAATCAATTAACCGACACCTACGTTTCTAAATATCAGCAACGGGCACAATTATTTACTAAGTTCGGTGAAGATATTGGTTCTGCAATTGGTAATCTGGCAACGGGTAATAAGGATGCTTTGAAATCGACACTTGTTAGTATGATTAATTTGGGACTGGATTATTTAAAAGCTCAAGCCGAAATGGCAATTGCAGGGGCTACAGTTCAATCGTTGGCCATGCCTGATAGCATTGCAACATTTGGTGCTACCGGTATAGCAAGATCTATAATATTAGTAGGACTTATTGAGGCTGCATTTGGTGCTGCTAAAACAATTATCGGTAATACCATTTCAGGAGGTAAGTATTCCGGAGGTTATACGGGTGGAAATGATCCTACTGAAGTGCGTGGACAACTTTCGAATGGTGAAAATGTGCACGGTGTTGAATTTGTGGCTAACCATAAGGCGGTAAGGAATCCCCAGGTTAAGAAGTTCCTCGATGTATTCGATATGGCGCAAAAGAACGGAACCATCCATTTAATGAATACTACCCAGATACTGGAGAAAGTACGTAGCCAGCCATCACCGGGTTATCAAGCGGGTGGATATGCTACAGGTTCGGGTGGTAGTGCCGGCACGGTAAGTAATGAAGTGGCAATAGCAATGCTGGCTCAGGCTTCAAAATCAATTGACAGACTGAATGCTCATTTAGATGCCGGAATACAGGCGTATGCTCCTATATCCGGTAACTATGGACTGGCAAAGCAACTGGACAGATACGGGAAGATGGTGCAAAATGCATCGAGGGGATAGTAGGTAGTTAGTAGTAGGTAGTAGGTAGACGTGTCCTTTTTAAATAGTAGGTAGTAATGTAATTTTGGATATCAATTTATAAATAGAATAAACCATGAGTGAGCCAACTATTATCGTAGCTATTATAACAGGGATAGCACTGGTAATGACTTCGTACATTTCGGCAAAATATGCAAAACGTAAAACCGAAAATTCTTTTTTGACAGAAATGCAGGGATCCTATAAAAAACTGATTGAAGACCTGGAAGAAACAAATAAACGACTGATCGATGAACGACAAAACGAAATCGAGAAGAAAGAAGAATACCGTAAGGAAATAGATATCATTAATGATAAGATGAAAAAAATCCTTACAAAATACGCTTTAATCGAACCACAAAGATGTTTAATATTAACTTGTTTAAATAGAGTATCACCATGAAAGCACTTGTAAAATTTTTCAAAAAGTATCATGAGTTTCTTACTATTCCGGTTGTGTTCGGAATATGGTTTTTAATAGAAGCTGTTATTAAATTAATTGATCCAACTGCAGGCGAATTTGATGCCGGGATATTCCAGATTCCTGTTTTTACAATCATACAGGCATTTTTGTATATTTCAATGGCATGGATCATACTCGGAATTGTATTTACCCGATTCCAAACCTATCTTCAAACTGAAATGAAATGTGATTTTAAAGATTTGACACCATGGCAAAGAATTACACTTGTTTACTCCGTTTATTTTGCATTACTGTTTTTATTGGCAGCATTATCCAAAACGCTTATTGCGGGACGGTAATAAATGCACCTTCTGAAAAACAGATTCTTGTACATAATATCTATACGGCCGAAGTTGGAGTTAAAGAGTTAACCGGACACAATGATGGTAAGCGTGTTGAATTATTTCTTAAATCATGCCACTTAAAAAAAGGTGATCCCTGGTGTGCAGCTTTTGTTTGTTGGTCATTTCAGAAAGCCGGAGTTAAAACAGTAATAAGTGGTTATTCTCCTGCGTGGTTTTCGAATAGTAAAGTTATTTATATACGTGGAAAAGGATTGACTCCACAGATGGCCGATGTTGGCGGTATATGGTTCCCAAAAATGGGACGTATTGCACATACATTTTTTATTGATAAATGGGAATACGGCACTCCATTTACCGTGACAGTTGAAGGGAATACAAACAAGGATGGAAGCCGGGAAGGTAATTTATGTGCTAAAAAGAGAAGATTAAAAACTCAAATTTATAAAGTAAGCAGATGGTTATGAAAAAGCGCAAACGGACATTTTTAAAGACTCTTTTGTTGGTGTGGATAAAGAGTGAACGATGGTATCAGGATCCACGGCATATTGATATGCTGATTTTGCGTGAACAAATGGCGCACAAAATAGGGTGGATCTAAGAATTTACTATTTAATCATTTACAATTTACTATTATGATAGCAATTAACTTTTTATTAAAGCAATGGAAACTTATATTGATAGTTGTACTTACAATTATCGTTTTCATTTTCTTTTCAAATTATAGAACTCTTAAAAGTGAAAATGTTCGTTTAAATTCGAACGTATCGGTGTTGAATAATAACTTTGAGAGTTATAAAGTAGCGTATAATACCGGGGCAAAGAAAATAAACGGAAAAGATTCGATTATAAATCTAAATGCTGCAAAAGTTGCTTCATTGAATTATACAATTGATGAATTTAAAAAATATAGCAAATCGGATGCGCAAACTATATCCAATTTAAATCTGAAGATTAAGAATATTCAAAGTGTAGCCAACGTAGGAACTCAAACTACTTCGACTATTAAAACAAAAATTCAATATGTTGATTCAATAAAATGCCTGAACTATACTGATAAATGGAATACCGTATCCGGATGTTTTAATGGTGATTCAATTGATTTAATAGTTGAAACAAAGGATAGTCTAACAGTAGTTGCTTCGCGAATCCCGGCACATCACTTTCTTTGGTGGAGTTGGGGAATCAAATCTATTCAACTGGATATCGTTGCCCAAAATCCAAATACAACATTCAATTATTTAAAATATATTGAACTTAAAAAGTAATTATGGACGTATATGCTGCTATAAAACAAATGCGATCACTGAGTAGCGCGGGTAAATCGTTTCAGTTCTCATTTATGAGTTATTCTGAAGATCGTGGTACCTCACACGGAATAGTTGAAGTAGCGCATGCATTACTCCGGAAACAAAGTACGCTGGAGCAAAACGCGAATGCGGACATGATGCTGAACTTTGTGGATGTAGATACCAATGATTGTAAAATGTGCTACCAGATATTGTTGATGGAGTTTAATGGGTGTAAGCTGGAGCTTAATTAGTAGGTAGTAGGTAGTAGGTAGTAGGTAGTAAAGACCAGGTTTCTGAATATAGAAAATATAATTTATGAAAAATAGTAATTCAATAGTATCTTCAAATCCCCCTTCAGGGGATAGCGCGGTTAAAAGAATTGGCGGTTTAAATTTTGTGAATGCGAAATCCGGAACGTTTGGCGTTGCTTATTCGGGACAGGATGATCAGATTATGCATTCGGTACTGAACATGCAGGGAAGTTGGGAAAGTAATCCGTATCAGGTGGGTGGTGTGCGTGTGGTTCCTCATGGTGCTGACAATAACCTGCCGGCTAATATCCGTAACCTGTTGGAGAAAAATAACCTCGGTCCCGGCATACTTGCACGTAAAACAGGACTCCAATATGGCAAAGGTCCATTCCTATACAGGTTGAAGTTCGAAAATAACGAGATTGTACGCGAATGGGTGGAAGATACTGACGTACAGGCGTGGCTTGATACATGGGATTATAAGGAATTTGTACGCAATTCGCTGCAGGAATTTAATTATATGCAGGGCGTATACGTGAAATATTATTCAGGAAAAGCCAACCGCCTTGGTAAAAAGTGGATTGCTAAACTGGAATGCGAGAATACCAACGAATGCCGGTTGGAATGGCCTGATACGGGTAACCGGTTGAAAGATGCTACGAACATTATTGTTTGGGATTTTGAAAACAATACAAACCGTGTTCCTGCCCTTCGTTATCCAATCTATCCGGTAGTAAATCAGTACGGAATGTCCATGAGGTATCACAATTACCAGACTTTTGGGCGTAACTTCTATTCATTACCAACATTTATTGGGTCCATCCCCTGGATACGTCGGGCAAACGATATTCCTGAAATTATTCAGTACCTGACTGAAAATATGATTGCAGCCGCTTACCAGGTACATGAACCTGCAAAGTATTGGGAAGGAAAAGATTATATGGTTCGAGAAGTGCATCCGGAGTATGATAACGTTCAGGTAGCCGCTGAAGTGGATAAACTCCGGGACGAACTGACCAAAACGATTGCCAACGTACTATCCGGTAAAACAAATACAGGGAAGTTCTTTGAATCGATTGACTTTGTTGATGATAGTGGGAATGCCTGTAACTGGAAGATTGAACCGATAGAAATGAATATTGATAAATTCATTAAAGCACAGGCTGAAATATCGGTATTAGCTGATAGTTCAACAACCAGTGGATTCGGATTAAACCCGGCATTGTCCAATATCATTATACAGGGCAAAGGGGATGCCGGTAGTCAGATACTGTATGCCTGGAAACTATTCTATGCAGCCGATGTACAGATTGCTGAAGACATTGTATTCGAAGCCATTCATGCAGCGTTTAAAATCAATTTTCCAACAAAGAATCTATCTATGGGATTGTATGAACCAATTGCAGCGAAGGAAAGCGATTTATCAGCAGGTGCCAGAACAAAAGAGAAAGTATAGTACGTAGTAGGTAGTAGGTAGTGGGTAGTTAAGACTTATTATCCTAAATAGTAAATAGTAAATAAACAAATAGTAAATTCCACATTATGATATTCAACAAAGATGATAACGGAACTTCTGAACTCAGGTCATTAACCGGAAATTATTACAACAATAATTCTTTCGAAAAAATGACGGGTGATATTATGCTGGCTACTGCCGACCTGAAAAAGATAATCGGGGCCGCTGTATATAACCTGGCTGAAACGGCATATCATTCCACCGATACAACGCCTGCCAATATCGGGTTGGTACCGTATGTTCAGTTACCGATTGCCATACTTGCCACATTCAACATGTATCGTTCGAATGATATCAGCCATGAGGACAGCGGGCGTAAAGTAAAGATCAGTTCGGAGACTGAAAAGATACCGTGGCAATGGCAATTAAAGGCAGATGATGAAATCCAACTGGATAAGTATTACAGTGCCGTTGATGCATTGATTGATTATCTGGATGAGAATACCGTTGATGCCTGGACAACCTCCGATTATAAAAAAGCATTGAAATCGTTGTTGATTAATTCAACATCTAAATTCAATGAGTATTATCCGATACAGAACTCCGGACGTATATTTATCCTGTTATTGCCATTTTTGAAGGAAGTGGAGCGGATATGGATTAAAAAGCAATTCGGAGTTGATTATGAACGGTATGTTACCGGATCTGAATTGAGCGCAAAGGATAAGGAAGTCATCGAATACCTGTTACCGGCTATCCCATTACTCACCATGAGCATTGCAGTAAAGCGGTTGCCATTAGGTATTATCCCTGCAGGCGTTATCCGTAACTATTCAAGTAGTTCCGACTCCCGCGATACGTCAAACGCTGCAAGTAAAAGCGATATTGACGAGATGAGCGATTGGTTGGAAGATCAGGCTGAAGAACTTATTGAATTGGCTAAGCGCACGCGTAACGGGTTACCCGCAGTCGTGGTTATGCCGGTGAATGATCCGAAGAATAAGTTTATGCGGGTATAAGAATTTACTATTTATTCATTTACTATTTACTATTTATATGAGCTATACGGTAGTACAACAACCCGACGAATACAGCCTTTCGGCCATGGTAAAAGATTTTATCATCACGTCAACGGCAAATATCACATTTGAAATACTTCAGGGTACAACTTCCTTGCTTTTGGAAACATATACACCGGATGCTTCAGGGACTATTAAGGTGCTTGATTTGGGTAGGTTTTTTGAAAATTATGTTTCAGGTACGATCGACGAAATAGATCATCCAACATTAATGGGATCGTTTACCGTGAAAATAGATACGGTTGCACTGGCACGAATTTTCAAAGTGTTGAAATGTAAAGCATATTCAGATGTCCCGGCACCCGATTTCGTAAACGGAAATGTATTTCTAAATTTACTTAAACAAATAAAAACAATCACCCGCACATCAAATGAATATATAACCTGTAAACTCCTGGCACCGGTGAAGGTATTTGTTACGTACATGGTTGCAGGAATACCGACAAATTCAGATGAAGTAACGTTGGACGGTTCGGCTTCAGGAACATTCAGAACAATGGATGTTTCATTTTCTGTTATTTCTGCAATGTTTCCTGCTATTGATGCCAGTACCATTGTTGCATTACGCATAAAAACAGCAAATCAGATCCAGGTATTAATGGTCGATCGCGCCAATTACCTGGCACCGCTTAATTTTATGTTTAAAAACAGTTTTGATGTGCCCGAAACAATTGTTACCCGTGGGAATGTTACCCGAAAAGGTGAAACAACGTTCAATACGGCCACAATAAACCGAACAGAGCTAAAATATAACGTCGAACGGGTTGATAAGTTTACTGTGAACTCCGGTAAGATATTCAGTATGAATGATTATGAACGGTATCGCGAACTATTTAACTCCGAAGATGTGCGGATCTATTACCTGGGATCGTGGAGAAAAATAGTAATATCTGAAGAACAATCGGAAACAAGTATACGATCGGGTAACCTTATACCGGTTGCGTTCACTTTCCACTTTGCAAATGTTATTGATAACAGATTCATTACCGGTGAATCATTTATGCGTTGGATCCTTGAATATGGCAAATGGGAAGATAATAAGGTATGGTTGGATGATGGTCAGTGGTTGGATAGTTAGTAGTAGGTAGTAGGTAGTGTAAATATATTTGTCCTTTCTGTGAAAATTAAAGTTCTTAAATTTGCTTTCAACAACATATAGATTTTGTGATTTTTTCATAGTATTAGATTTAAAAGTTTTGAGATACCGGAAGGCTGTGAAGTCCTCCGGTATTATTTTGACCTCACCCCCCAACCCCCTCTCCCAGGTGAGAGGGGAAAGAGATGGCGCAATGGAAGTTCGTGATCGTTTTTTTTTGTCCTTTTATAAGATGGGTAGGAATAGTAAATTTGAATCATGAAGAAAAACAAAACCATTCCGGAATGTTGGGACGAATTAAACCAACCTCAATTTGAATATCTACTCAAAAAAATATTTGTCATGATGGTGAATGAAACGATTACCCAGCAAGATGTATTGAGAGACTTTGCCGATTTTCTGTGTGGCCGTAAGAAGTTTATTAGTCCGGTTAAAAAGGCTGATTACCTGTTACTGGTGAATGGAGTGGCCAATATCCTTAGTTGGGTGTTTACCCCATCTCCTTTAGAAGATAGTGCAGGGGGTGAGGTTCTGTTTAATTACGACAGTGTTCAAAACCTGATACCTAAGATTGGCAAACTGGTAGGTCCGCAAAGTGCCGGGTATGATCTGCGCTTCGGGGAGTACAGGAAAGCATGCTGGATGTATAACAATTATACCATCAACCACGATATGGAGTCGCTGAATGGGTTAGTTGGGATACTATACCGTCGACCGGCAAAGGATACAAAGAAATCAACATTTAAAGGGGATTACCGAGAATCGTTCAATGAATACCATATTGAGAAATATGCGGGCAGGGTAAAGAATGTTCCGGAACACATTAAGTGGGGAGTTTATCTGTGGTTTTCGTACTTCTGCAAATACCTGATGACCGGTGAATTTGATATAGAAGGGAATGAAGTTTCTTTTGCTGCACTGTTTACTTCAGGAGGTGATCCGGACGGTAAAAAAGATGAGAACCTGGGCATGACTTCTGTCCTTTTCACGCTTGCCGAAAGTCGTACTTTTGGGAATGTTGACGAAACAGATAACGCACTCCTGTTTAAAGTCATGCTAAAACTATTAGCCGATCATCAAACCGCTGAAAACCTAAAGAAATCATGATACCAATTAACCGACTGAAAGATATTTTGATTGATATGCAGGAAACTGTCAATAATCTGATTGACGGTGAGAACTGGGTACTGAGTGAAGGATTGTGGATTGATGATGACCATTGGATTGATGATGGCAAAATAAATACGAAGCCTGTACTGGGTAAAGTAATTGATCATATATTGATATCACCTACCGAACAGCATTTGGTAAAAAAGATTGCGGATAAAAAAGGAATTATACTGGCCGTTAAGATGCCGGATGCAGATGCCCAGGTGGAAGATGCTGACAACTATTCAGAAATGAATCATCAACTTTTCTTTCTACTTGAAAAGATTGATCCGGGATCCCATAAAGATACTACTGAAACAATGCATTATGCCAAAATGCAGGCCATTATGAAACTGGTAAAGGAATATGCGTTGGAACATGGACTAAGTAGCGTTGTGCGTGATGGTAACGAACTCCTTGCAAAGCCATTTAAGACAGAATGGGAATACCAGGTATATGGTGGTTTTAATGGAATAAGTGTTAGTTTCGATTTTCAGGATTTTGAATTATGACAGAATTATATATAGAAGGACAAGCAGTGGTATTACCGGATGATTTGAGTTTAACACTCAATGAAGATAATCCGGAAATAACCAATAATGGTGATTTCACATGGGATATGGAATTATCGTTATTAAATCCTGTCAATGCAAAGATTTTTGAACATTTAAACCGTATCAACATTTCTGTAAGCAATCCTATCTTAGCAAATGCCATTAATACTACTGAAGTTATTAATGGCGTAAATACTATTATTCCACCCGTTGGAAACAATGCTATACTTATAGTAGATAATAAAATAAGACATGGGAAAATAATTGTAATATCTAATACGGATGTAAAGGTTAATACTCAATTTGTAGCTGGTAATTCAGAATTAAATTATATAGCTAAAGATCAAAAAATATGGGCATTTGACTGGGGAACTGAAGATACTATAAATTTCTCAAAAGCATATCAATCTATATCGTATCCAGGTTATGGATTACAGCATATTTCATTTGGGTATGATATACAAATAAACTATGTATGTGCACCTGTAAAAATTGGAGGGACAATATATAATGATTATAAATTAACCAATAATTCTCAGACTCCGGGAGTACCAATTACTGAAGTTACTGATATTATAATGCAGCCTTACCTGCTGTACTATATAAATAAACTTCCATCGGTATTAGGGTTTACAATGGGTACAAACATTCTTAATTCAGATGATAGAGCACAAAAAATGTATCTTATCAATTCGGTTAACTCGTTAAAATATGCCGATGCTTTACCTGACATTACAATTGCTGAATTTATAACAGCTGTATCTAATTTTTTTAATGTTAGTTTTTTAGTCGATGCATCTACTAAAATAATGAACATTGTATCGCTTAGTATAAATATATCTACAAAAAAAATAGTTATCCCGGTTGTAGTAGATGCTTATCAGCGTGATTTGAATGAAGATGTACCTGCTAATTCATTCTTTGACTTTACTAAGGTTAAATATAGTATTCCAACATCAACTACCTATTTCAAATATCAACAATTAAGCGATGATATCATCGCAAAATGTCAAATAGCTGAGTTCGATAATTTTGCTGCATTAAGGGATTTTATTGAAGTTAGTCATGAATTTATAAATCAATTATATATCTATCGTGATAAAGAGTTAAACAATGATTATTTCTATGGAATACCCGGTATCAATCTATATTCTGTAAAAGAAACTTCAGATTTATCGAAATACTTAAATCTGATAAATAAATTTGCTCCTGTAGGTGATACGGATGATCGTATACTTGAATTGAAAATTACGCCTGCAGAAATTACCATTAATAAAAAACCTGTCACGCTTACAATAGGTGGTTATCCTATTGTAACAGAAGTAGCCTATCAATTGCCGGTTTGCTCAAATTCATATTATATAGCCGTTGAACAGGGATTTGTTGATGCTGTTGAATCAGGACCTATAAATATAACTCGGTCAAAAAGTATCGAGGTCGCTTTATTTACCGGAATGCTTCACACGTTTGATGTTGCAATTACTTTTTCAGATTATGCATCTATAACTCCGACATATCCATTTTCACATACAGATAATTATCCTGAAGTTGGTACGTATGGAAACAGTGCAAATAGATTTGTAGATTTTGAAAACTGGCGAACTACTTATTTTACTCCATTTGCAACAAAAAGAATGCGTTTAAAAGGCGCAGGTGGAATTATATCCGATTATCATCAACAATCGATCATTGATACTACAATTCAATATTTATTTACCATTCAGGAAACTCCTGATACATCAGCTGCAAATTTATTTAGTATCAACAATAAAACCTACATGCCGATATCCCTCGAGCATACGGTCGTAATAAAGGGATTTGAGAAAGAAGTTAAAGGTAAGTTTTACGCATTAAAATAATAAACTAATATATTATGGCAAAGAAAACATTTGAAGAAATAAAACCGTGGGATGGAACTTCCGGAACTGGTCGTGAAGCACGTGAAGCATTAAAGGCTAATTTTGATAAGGTGAATGAGGGTTTTGACGAGATAGATGCATCCTTTAAAGGTATTTATGACATAAAGCATACTTTAGATATAGAAACAAGCAATAGAACTAATGCAGATTTAAATTTGCAAAGCCAAGTTTCAGCGTTAGGCAATGGTGCTCCAAAAGGACCTCCTTATGCTAATTTAGAGGACTTAAATGCTGGAAATCCAGACCATTCATTTAATTATATTACTTTAGATAATGGAAATTGGAATTATTGGAATGGAAGTTCATTCGTGTCCGGTGGCAGTTATTTGAGTTCTACAAATTTATCAATGGTGGAGATGGCTCCACTTACAAATTATATTTTACATAAAGACAAAAATGGTATTATTCGATCAATTGATATTTATCCCTTTACTTCCATTACCGATCATGGAGACCCTAATCAAGTCGGGAGTATAGAATGGGCAATTAACCAACTTGGAGCAAATGGAGGTACTTTAAATTGTTATGCGGGATATTATCCAATATTAAGAAGTATTCTGATTGATTGGGATTGGATAGATATTGAGGGCGTTTCAGAACCGTTTTGGTCAGGACCTGGAACGGCTTATCCAATTCCTCAATTACCCGGAGAACCAGGAGGTTGTCAAATTGTTGCTACAACTGCAATAAATATGTTTACCATTGGCGATACAGTAGCAAATATGCACGGAGCTGCAAGACATAAAGGAATAACTATTAATAAAATAAACGGATTTGGTTCATATGTTGCTCTAAGTTTTATTACAAACTCAACTCTTGGGCAGACAGATGATAATGTTCATATTACGCGTAATATGATACAAGGATTTACCGATTATGCAATTATTGAAGGATGGGACACAAATTATATAGATGGGAATCAAATACAAAGCAATTTAGGAGGCGGCATTTTACGAACCGGTGGATATACGGGATGGATAACGAACAATGTTATTTATGATAATGGCGGAGCAGCTATTACAGTAACTACGGCTCTTAATGACACTATTTTTGGGAATAAGGTAGGTAGTGGGGTTGCAGGAGAAACCCCACCAGAAATAATATTGAATGGTGGTTCAGGCGTTGTATTTGGAAATATTTTATATGCTAATTCACCTCCAATAAGTAATGCTGGAGGAATATGGCTTATTTATGGAAATTATGGTGGAAATGAAACTCGTAATCCTTTTCAAATAGGAGTTTCACCAATCGGTAACTTCTCTAGGGCAATAGTCGCAGACATTAACAGTCCTGTAGATGGAGAATATGATGCACCTACAGTTGGAATTCGTAGAAATGGTGTTGCTAATCCTCAAACTCTGGCTTTATGGGTAAACCAAGCAGATTCATATAGTGCAATACAATCAACCAAAGATCAAGTATCTGCTACAGATTTAAAACTTAATCCATCTGGAGGTCGTGTCATTACAGGTGATAATCACATAGTGGATGGAAAACTTGGTGTCGGTTCAGGCATAAATGAACCAGCGTCAAAATTTGAAGTAATAGATACTTTAAAAAACGATTTACTTTATAACGCTGGAATAATGACCTCAGATGCAATGGGGGCAGACATAGGTGGTAAATTTTCTTTAGGCGGGAGATATAGCACAACCGATGAAATAAAAACACCTTTTGGCTCAATAGTCGGACGAAAAGAAAATTCTTCGGATAATAATGGAGATGGTTATCTTGCTTTAATGACTTCAAATTCCAATACATCACCATTCGAGAAAGAATGGCTGCGAATTACATCACGTGGAAGAGTAAAATTAGGTTCAAGTATAAAAATAGGAGATGATACAGATGTTGCAAGTGTAGATAATGAATTTACAATTAGAACAAGAAAAGATGCAAATAATTCTTATCTTGAAATGTGCATGCAAACTGGTGTATCAACCTACGCATGGGTAATAGTTAAACAAAATACATGGTAATTTAATCCAATAACTCTTTAGATGGTGGGCCGATATATCGACCCACCATTTTTTTTATATTTTAGTAGTAAAAGTGGAAATGTGATCAACGTTTCCACTTTGCTTTTTCAAGTATTCTTCTGTAGTTGAGAAACTGGCATGTCGTAAATGGTTTTTAAGATCATATGGCTGTGCACCATTTTGAATAAGTGATATTGCTCCTGAATGTTTCCAGCTGTAGAATTTATGGTCCTTATTTATTCCAAGGGCTTCCCGGTACCGGTTAAATCGGTTACGTAATGTATTTTTACCAAGCGGTTCATCCCCCGGCCGGCCATGTTTACCAAATAAATACAATTCGTTATCGGTAAAGGTATTGATTCCCATTGTTTTCATTTCATCAATCAGGAATGATGGGATATTGACCAGTTCTGTTTTATTATTTTTTGCTTCCTCATTTGGAATTCTGAACTTTGCATGTTCAAAATCTATCCATTTAAGTTTCATTAGACGTATTTCAGTACCCGGGCGGATGGCACAATAGAATTGTACCTGGCATGCTAACCACAATTGCGGATCCTTATGTGAAATGGCTTCTTTTAATTTAGTACGGTCATCTGTATGGAAGGGTACGGCTGCACAATCTACTATTTTACCCATTGCAGGAATACGTTCTGCCGGATTAAGTGTTATTGTATTACGGTCCAATTCAAAATTAAAAAAGTTATGGATTATTTGAATGTACTTTTTGATTGTTAGCCTGGATAACTTTTGTTCGGACGAAAGATACACGGCAAAGTCAATGATATGTTGGCGGGTGAGGTTATTAATGTATAATTCATCCAACTTTTTGGACTTTAGCCAGGCATTGAAGATTCGTAATTTTGAAACATAACTTTCGTAACTCTTTGCGTTTACCTTTTCTTTCATAACGGTAAGGTATTCGCTCAGGTTCGTTCGGGTAGTTACTACTTGTGATCGCGCTTGTCCGTACATCTTTGCTTCGTTCCGGTATAACAGTTCATCTGCATATACCTTCGTCTCATTTCCCTGCAAATATGCCCCTGATTTAAACCACTCTGTTTTTTCCCTGATAATGGATTTAGCAATCTTACGACGTTCTGAGTCCGTTCCTTCAGCTAATCCTTTATAAGCACGTTCTATCCGTTTATCCGTTTCACCTGGCATTTGCCATTTCCATTCTACATACCATTTACGGCTCAGATCACCACCGCGATCATTCAATGAAGGGAAAATAATAATACTTCGTTTTCGTGGCAT